CGAGCGCGGGTCGGGTGACGTGTTCGGACTGCCCGCCCCGGGCCATGCTGCGGCTGCCGTCGTCGACCACGTCCACGCTGCGGGCGATGGGGTGGGAGAGGGGCGACACCATGACCCGGCACAGCGACAGCACATCGGCCCCGCGGTAGGCATCCAGCGTAGTGGGGCCGGCGGCAACACGCTGCAGGTGCAGCCGATCGGATACCCGCTGTACTACGGCGTCACCGACATCTGCATCCTGCTCAACGGCGGCACGCGCATCTATCGGCGGGTCACCAGCGGCGCGGCCGTGGATGGCCTCGAGCATCTGGCGCTCGACGCCGCGCCAGGCGTGACGATCGACGCTAACAACGTGCGCCGCATCATGTTCATGCGGCTCTACCGGCTCGACGCCGATACGGTCGAGATCCATCACCCGGCGCGCGACATCGCCCGCGCTGCGGTGGCCTGCAAAGAGGTGCCCGCATGAGCTATGCCAGCAGAGAGGCCTCGACGGCGCAGGGTGCGCCGATCGAGCTGTACGAGTTTCGCCAGGGCGTGCTGCGATGGACGTATTGCAGCCCGGCCGACCCGGTCACATACGCCGGGATGACGTTCGAGCCGGCCGCCATCGAGCGCGATCGCGTCAAGCAGACCACCGACCCGTTCAAAAACGATCTGCGCATCACCCTGCCGCGCGCGATGGAGTTCGCCGCACGCTGCCTGGGCACGGTGGGCGAAGACGTGACCACGCTCACCATATACCGCGGGCACGCCGGCGACGGCGAGTTTATCGCGTACTGGAAGGGGCGGCTGGTGGGCGCTGAGGCCAGCGGCAACGCGGTGGTGCTGGAATGCGAAAGCGTCTTCACCTCGATCCGCCGGCCGGGCCTGCGGGCGCGCTTCGAATACGGCTGTCGGCACCCGCTGTACTCGGCGCAGTGCGGGGTGTTTGCGTCTGTGCATGAGATCGACGGCACGGTGGCCAGCATGGATGCGTCCGGGCTGGCGGTCGTGTCAGCGGCCGCCGCGGCGCAGCCTGATGGGCATTTCGCCGGCGGTATCCTCGCGGCTGGTGGCATCCGGCGCTTCATCGTCACGCACAGCGCAGGCGGGGTGCTCACGTTGTCGCGTGCCGTGCCTGGACTGCTGACGGGCGCGGCCATCACGCTCTATCCGGGTTGCGACCACACACGCGCCACATGCGCCGCCAAGTTCGCCAATCTCGACAATTTCGGCGGGTTCCCGTGGATACCCACGCGCAACCCGTTCGACGGCGGGAGCCTGTTCTGACATGTGGAATTTCGTCATCCAGTGGGTTGCCACCCTCGCGCTGTCGTACCTCACCGCACCCAAGCCCAAGGCGCCCGCCGCAGCCGGCATCGGCGATGTGCAAGCCCCCACGGCCGAGGTCGGGCGCGAGATCCCCGTCCTGTTCGGCACACGCGACCTCACAGGCCCCAACTGCTGCTGGTACGGGGATCTACGCGCGGCTGCGATCAAGAAGCGCAGCGGGTTCTCAAAAGTCACGGTCGGCTACAACTACTACCTTGGCGCGCACCTGGTGCTCGCTCACGGCCCCATTGATGCAGTCACCCGCATCCGCATCGGCGACAAAACCGCATGGGAGGGCAGCACGGCCGGCGGGCAGATCAGCGCCGCAGCCGATGGGCTGACGGGCGCGATCGATGTCGAGTTCGGCGCCACGACGCAAGCTGCGAACGGATACCTTCAAGCCCGCCTGGGCGCCGTGCCGGCCTTCCGGGGTGTGCTGGGGCTCGTGCTGCGCCAGGTGCATCTAGGCCAGGCGCCGACGCTGCAGGCCATCAGCGTCCGCGCGCGGCGCATCCTTGTGCGGCAGTATGGCCTCGCGCAGTGGTATCCGGCCAAGGCCGAGATCGGTGCCGACATGAACCCGGCGCACATCCTGCGCGAATGCCTCACCGATCCCGTATGGGGCATGGGCTACCCCGAAGCGGATATCGACGCTGCCTCATTCACCGCCGCTGCCGACACGCTGCACGCCGAGGGGTTCGGCCTGTCGCTGCTGTGGGACCGCTCTGCCGAGCTGGGCGACTTCATCGGCGAGGTGCTGTCGCACATCGATGGTTCGCTGTTCGTCGATCGCGGTACCGGCCGCTTCCGGCTGTCGCTCGCGCGCGGCGGCTACACGGTGGCAACCTTGCCGCTGCTGGACGAAACCAGCGTCGTGCGTATCGAGGCCTTCCGCCGGCGCGCGCTCTCGGAGATGATCAACCAAGTCAGCGTCTCGTTCTGGGACTCGACCACCGGCAAGGCCGGGTCGACCACGCTGCAAGACACCGCGCTCGCACAGCAGCAGGGCACCACCACATCCAGTGCGCTCGCCTACCCTGGCATCACCTCTGCCGCGCTTGCTGCGCGCGTCGCCGCGCGCGATCTTCGTGCCCTGAGCACGCCGCTGTCGTCATGCACGGTCTATGCCACTCGCGCGGCGGCTGGTCTCAATGTGGGCGATGTCATCCGCCTGTCGTGGCCCCGGTTCGGGTTCGACCAGTTGCTGATGCGCGTGACCGCCGTCGAGCTCGGCGCACTGGGCGACAATTCCGTGCGGCTGCAGTGTGTCGAAGACGTGTTCGGCTTGAGCGCGGCGGTCTATGCCGCATCTGCCGGCGGCGCATGGACGCCTGCAAACTCGGCGCCTGCGGCATCGCCCGCGCGACTGTTGATCGACGCCCCGTATTTCGCCCTGCTCGAAACGCTCGACGCCACCGCCGCAGCAGGCCTGCCGGCAACGGCCGCGTATGCCATGGTGGCCGCGCAGCGCCCAAGCAGCGACGCGTTCGACGCCGCGATCTGGACCAACCCCACAAACACCGCATGGATCGACGGCGGCCGGCTCGACTTCTGCCCAGTTGCCCAGCTCGGCGCCGATGTCGGCCAAGCGGAAACCACCTGGACACTGACCGGCGCGGTGGACTTCGATCTGGTGCGCGTCGGCAGTTGGGCGCTGATCGATGCCGAGGCCGTTCGCATCGATGCCGTGTCCGCAACGTCGGTCACGGTAGGCCGCGGCTGCCTGGACGCCGTACCCGCCGCACACACGGCCGGAGCCCGGCTCTGGTTCGTGGGGGATTACCTCGTCACCGATGGCCGCGAATACGCCGCCGGCGCCACGGCCCAGGTACGGGTCGCCCCGAAAACCGCCCAGGGCGAGCTGCCGCTGGCGTCTGCCACCACGGACACGCTCGTCACCACCGCACGGCATGCGCGCCCCTACGCGCCCGGCAATGTGCGCATCAACGGCGCGAGCTACCCGGCGACCGTCGCGGGCCTGGTCACCGTCACCTGGGCACATCGATCCCGCCTGCTTCAGACCTCCGAGCCCATCGTCGACGCCTCGTCATCGACCAGCATCGGCCCCGAGTCCGGCACAACTTACACCGTCACCTTGCGCCGCGCAGACACCAACGCAGTGCTCGAAACGCAGTCCGGGGTTGCGGGCACGTCGGCGGCATTCGTCAGCACGTATGAGGGCTCCGTGCTCGTGCAGCTGCAAGCCGTGCGCGGGTCCGCCCTGAGCGCGATGCATCAGGTTGCATTCACCAAGACGGCGGCGTGATAGATCAGCGCAGGCCAGGAAACCTCAGTACCGGCAAGCAGCGTTCTGATCGTGTCCCCGCAACCAACGCTATTTGCAAAGCCCCGGCTAGTCCGGGGCTTTGCATTTCTGCCGTCAGCGCGACCTGGGAAAAGAGCATCAGCGAGGAGATGAATGCGGTGGTCGCACGGTATAACGTGCGGATTCGGGCGCTGGAAGGAGATGTCTCAAGAATGGAGAGCGAGCGCGAGCGGATGATGGGGGCGCAGTAGCGCCGGAAAAGAAAAGCCCGCCGGAGCGGGGCTCTATCTAGTGCTGCGTCGTCACCGTTTTCAGCCTGAACAACTCCCAAAGGCCGGGGTGGAGCTTTCGCACCCCTGCCTCGTAGTCCTGCCACGCGCGGCGCGATCCGTGGATCAGCTCGCCGGCCTGCTCTTGGGTGAGACCGGCCGCCTCGCGGGCGGCGCGGATCTCGGCGGGGGTGGGGTTATTCATCCTTGTCGTCACGCGAGGTATCCTGCAGCTCGTCGGCCACCCCCTTGGCTTCTTCGAGGTCGCCGTAGAAAATTCCGCAGGCGTCGCCGAGCACTTCGGCGGTCGAGCAGCCGATGACCTGGCCGCTCTCCTCGTACCACGCCTCGACGTGGTAGACCGGGCCGTCCCAGTACACCCCGGCGCAATCTTCTTCGCCGGGATCCTTGATGTACTCCGCCTCGGAAGTCTGGTCCAGCATCTGCTGGAACTCGGCCTCGGACTCGGTGCCGCACTGCTCATGCACCCACGCGGGGTGCTGGTGGGAAACGTCGCGTACCACGAGTGCAGTTTCTCCGGTTTCGAAGTTCTTGATCTTAAGCATCTCAATCTCCTAGCCCCTGTTCCGCGAGGCGCCGGGTGGCCGGCGCCGCGGTTGGGGTTGTTACTCATTTCGGGATGTCGTAGCCGGCGTTACGGAGCGCGTCTTCGTAGGCCCACTGCGCATCGCTGCGCACCGCCACCCCATCTTCGACGCAGGCTTCGGCAGCATCAAGGCTTGAAAAGCGGTTGATTTCGACGCCGCGGTACTCCACGACGTAACGGGTGACGGTGTAGGCCGGCATGCTGCGGAGAAGCTTTTTCTCAACTTCGACCTTCTTGATGCTGAAGAGGTTGCGGTTCATTTTCAACTCCCTGCCCCTGGTCCGCGGGGCTCCGGTTCGGCTGTGTGCCGTGTGCTTCAGTGACTCTATTAAAGCACGCATTGCGTGTGCGCGCAAGTCTTTTTTTGAGGATTCCGGTCGGTCCATACAGGCGGACGCTGATGCAAGTCGTTGTTTATCCGCGCGCCGCGAAACTCTTACAAGGCGAATGTCGGCGGTTCGACCCCGTCAGCACCCACCACTTAAACGCTTGATTCAAAAGCGAAAACGATAGCCCGCACTAGCGGGATTTCCTACTTTTACGACCGCCTAACACAGTCACTTCCAACCAAAAGCCGCTATCATCCACCCGAGATTCGCCCAGTCAGAGGCGGACGCAACGCGGCGAGAGGATGTATGGCATCGAAGCGCAAGAAGGGCGCGCGGTGGGAGTTCGTGATCAAGCGGGCGGGGCTGCTCGCGCGGCCGGTCTATCTCACCTTCGACACCGAGGAAGAGGGCGACGCGTTCTGCGCGAACGTGGAGAAGCTGCTCGACCAGGGCATCGTGCCCTACGACATCCGCCCCGAGTCCAAGCCGGCCACGCTCGGCAGCGTGATCCGGGCGTACATGACCGAGGCGCACCCGTCGGGCAAGGACCTGGAGGTGCTGAACACTGTGCTCGGAGCTAAGGGCGCAACCGCGGTGCTCAAGATCGACGCGCGGTGGGTGGATGGGTGGATTGCGGAGATGAAGCAGGTCGAGAAGCTCGCCCCGGCGACGATCCGCGCGAAGATCGGCGCCACCGCGCGGGCCTGCGACTGGGCGATCCGGCGCAAGCTGCTCGCGCTGCCCGACCATCCCTTCCGCACGCTGCCGGATGGCTACGCCACCTACAACGCGACCGACGCCGCGCTCGCCGGCGGCGCCCGGCAGGACGTGGAGCGCGATCGGCGCCTGGAGCCGGGCGAAGAGCCGCGCATCCGCGCCGTGATCCTGGCCGGCGTGCTGCCGCGCAAGCAGCGCCCGCGCGTGATCGAGCACCCGACCGAGCTGCTCGCCGACTTCGACCTGGCGCTGGAGACGGGGATGCGGATGCGCGAGCGCTACACGCTGGGCTGCGACCAGGTTGATCTGCGCGGGCGGCAGATCCTGCTCGACAAGACCAAGAACGGCGACAGCCGGGAGGTGCCGCTATCGTCCGTCGCGCTGCGGGTGCTCGGCGAGCAGCTCGCGCGGCGCCAGGGGGAACAGTGGCTGTGGCCGTGGTTCGATGGGCGCTTCGACGCCTACGCGCTCAAGATGCAGTCGAACTGGCTGAGCAAGCTCTACGCGGACCTGTTCGACGCCGCCGGGTGCCCGGATCTGCGCGAGCACGATCTGCGGCACGAGGCGACGTCGCGGTTTTTCGAGCGGACGCAGCTGCCAGCTGAGGCGATCATGAAGATCACGGGCCACAAGACACACAAGATGGTCATGCGCTACCTACGCCTGCGCGGCTCGGCGCTGGCGTCGCATCTGTGGTGAGGTGCGGCGACACTAGATGCGGGATTCTCCCTGTGGCGTCATCGCAGCATCAACGGCCGCATCCATTTCTTCCCCATGCACCGTGTTCCATACCCCATTCCAGTGCCGGACATCCCACCGTGGCCAGCGAGTGCTTGTGGGGCCTTCGTCGCCCCGCAGGTAGCGGTATCGCTCGGCATCTTCCATCGCGGCGGCGAACCTCGGGTGCATCTCCAGGCAGTCGGAGTCCGGATCAACAACCTCGTTTCGTGGGTCAAGCAGCACGGCCATGCCGAAGGCAACACGAAATGCCGACCCCTTCCGCAAGATCGCCAGCAGGTGCTGCACGACACGGTCCCCATCTTCATCTTCGTCGTACCAGATCGGAGATTCTTCGTCTTCTCCAGCCAGCGCGGCAGGCAGGTAGCCTTTCTCCAGGCATTCCAGTGACCGGCATAGTTCGAGGGTCATCTCAATGTCTTCTAGTGACGCCTTTGC